GGTGGTGCGGCCGCCGAGATCGGTCACCCGGTAGGTGAGCGTGTAATCCTTCGCCTGCTCGATCGTATAGCTGCCGGGCACCAGCGGGATCAGCTCGCGCGGCACGCCACGGATCCGGCCGATATAGGCACAGCCGTTCCCGAGCAGAACAGCATGGAACATCATGACCTGCCGGAACTCGAACGAGGTCATCCATTCGTTCGGCCGCCTCGACAGCAGCCGGTAGGCCGGATGGTCCTTCGCCAGTTCCTTCGAGCCGTCGGCCTTCTCCCGGTACAGTTTGAGCGGTACCTGCGCGATGCCATCGGCCAGCACGCGCAAGCAGGCGAACACCGTCGATACCTTCAGCGCACTGTCGACGTTGACCGACACGCCAGCCCGCGAGTTCTGCTGGCCGAACAGCGCCGACCAGGTCAACCCGGATACGTCGGCTACCTTGGTCTCCCGGCGCCGCAGGCCGTACGCCAGGGAACCGAACAATCCTGCCATCAGTCCGCCGCGCGATTGCCGAGCGCAATCATCAGGGTGCCGACAATCAGCAGAATGCCCGCGGTGATGAAACCGGCGGGCGGGTAGATCATCCAGGCCCCGTAGGAGACCAGGCCGACACCGCCGAGGCCCGTTATATCACGGACAAGACCCGGCACTGCCCCTGCGATTGTACGAACGGCGGCGGCGAGTAATTTCATCATGATTCTCTCTAAACAACGAGCCTCTCGCTCGATCGCAGATATGATCGATATGCAGCTTGCGGATTTCCGAGGGCCACCGCGCTGATCACTACCGGATTTCGGCGACGCCACTCCGCGTTCGCTGCCGGCGATCACGACTTCAGCCAGTAGATCTGGATGAAACCAAATTGGTCTCAATTTCGAATCAGGGCATGCTCGACCAGACTGCACTATTTGTGAGACGCTTTCGTAATTGTCCGGAGAGACAATTGGGGGTGCATCACGTCCTCCGTGACGTGGGCAACGGGAAGTCCGCTGCCGTCATAGGCAGCGGACTTTTCAGTTAGTTGCCCTCTCCTCGAACTAAAGAACGAGCATCTCACTCGCTTGCAGGTACGAACGCCCGATAACCTGCGGGTTCATCGCCATCAGCGCCACAGCATTGAACGCCGCCATCAGCGGATCGATCTTGGCCGTACCCGAGGCTTGCTTGGTAATGCTGATCGCATTTCCCTTCGGTTCGACCTTCGCGTTGCTCACCGCCCAAGCCATCAGTCCTGTCCCGCCATGAACCAGGGTACCGTCGGCCAGCTTGCGTTCGGCGGTCTTGATCGCACCGGTGAGCTTCCAGCCCTGCGTGATGCCAACCACCCGGTCGTTGCCTGTGATCCCCACCTCGGCCAAGGCGTCCACGATGGCGCCGACGCCGAATGGATCAAGGCCGACCGAGCCCAGCTTGCCGCTCTCGTCGATCTGCGCGGCCAGTGATGCGATCTCGGCGATGTCGTCGCCGAGGTTGGTGACGATCCTTAGATCGCCGGCAGCCTCGAAATCGCGAAGCACCGAGGCCTCGCTCTTGCGCCGTTCCAGCACCGAAGCGTGGGCCCACGCCCGCGACCACAGCAGCCAGTGCCGGGTGATCCTGTCCCGTCCCAGCACCGCCAGGCCAAGCAAATCGTCAAGCCCGCCGCCGTCGATACCGATCACTACCACCTCGCTCCTTTCGAGCAAGGCATCGAGGGTGAGCGTCCTGTCGGTCGCCCGCTGCCAGAGATCAGCACCGACCCAGCGATCCGAGCGCAGTGCGAGCCCGATCTCGATGTTGAGATGCTGGGAAGCCCAGCGAATGATCTCGCCCTGCCCCTTGGCCTTCGCTTGGGCCCAGTCATCCTCCAGCCGCTTGATCGTGACCGAACGGTCCCGATTGGGCGTGACCATCCACCAGTTTCGGGAGTCCTGCCACGCCGGCGGATCGGCCGGATCATTGGCGATGCCCTCCGGGAACTCGTAGAGCACGGGGAGCATCGCTCCCTGGGCTTTACCGTCTCGAATGGCGCGCGCCACCATAAGCTCGGCCCGAAATGCCCCGCGCGGCGGCTCGTCCGACTGCGTCGTGATGAAGACCAGGAAGCCCTCGGGGTTGGGCAGCAACCCGCCCCGCAGCTGGCCGATGATCCGCTCCGCCGCCGATACCTTGGCGATCTCGTGCAGCTCGTCGAGTAGCACGCCAGTGGGCTTCACGCCGGTCAGTACCGTGGTGTCGAAGGCCTTGATCTCCAGCGTCGCCTTGGTCCGCCGATCCGTGATCTTGCGCAGATGCTCCTGCACGTGCAGGCGCTTCCTGAGAAACTCGTCCGGATCTTTGTCGACCATGCCTAGCGCCTGGCTGAAAGCGATGTGGGCCAGCGACACGGTTGGCGCCACCAGCAGAAACTCCGCTCGCGGCCGCTCATTCATCAGCAGCGTCGTAACCATCAGCGCCGCCGCGTAGCTCGTCTTCGAACTCTTCTTCGGCGCAAGCAGGAAGATCTCCCGGATCATCCGCTCCCGGGCCACCGGATCGAACGAGCCATGCAGGGCGCCCACGATCTCGCGGAACCAGTCCGCGCCCGCTTCCGCCAGGGCCGGCGTGCCGATCACATCTGGCAGCCGAAGCTTGTTGAAGATCGCGATCGCCCGGTTTGCCTGGCCGCGATCGAGGTGCGGCAGATCGGGCAACAGCGATTGCCCCGTCCGGATGCGTTCCCGCCAATCCGGCACGGCCAGCGACCACGGCTCCATGTCAGTTAACAAGTTGCATTAATTCGTTGTAATCACCGGCTCTCGGCGGACAGCTTGCTCTTGCGCGATATCTCGGCTGCCGGCACCGATTGGCCAGCGCAAGCCGCTTCGGCTTAAATGCCGCTCACGGAACGACTGCGGGCCAATATAGTATCTGCTCTCGGACAAGCGATCGAGCTTGCTAGAAAAGAATAGGCATCGGCGATCGGTCGCTTCCTGCAGGAGATTTGGGGCAGATGATATTCTGGGAATTGAGCATGGGCTGGAAGCTGGTACTGGCGATTTCGGTACCGGCCATACTGGCGATCATCATCCTTACAGCCGAGGCACGTGGCCCGCTCTCGGCGCCAATCCAATCCTGCAAGGGCATAGTAGGCCCTTATTTCAACGGCATCGGTATTCTTTTCAGCCTCTATGCGGCGCTTTTCGCCAGCGATGCTTGGCGGAAAGATGTCGACGCTCGTCGTTTCGTGAACGCCGAAACCAATGCCTCCAGGCTTATCGCACACACTGCGAACGCCATGGGCGTCACAGACTCCATAATACCGAAGCTCAGGAAATACCTGGAGTCTTCCAGTGTCGAGATGGATCGCGGAACGGTGATACAATCGGCCCGCGACAATACAGAACATGCGTTCGACGATCTTGTAAGCGCGATTGTGCGGGAGCCACGCCTCGATTCCACGTCTCGGGGAATCCTTATCAACGAGGCGCAGGACATGCTGAAGGCGCGGGATGACAGAGTGCAGCTTGCCACCGACTCCACTGTACCGCTCAAAGGACTACCCATAATAATTTTTGGGACGCTCACCCAGATTGCGCTGATGCTCGTGCATATCGGCCAGAGACGACCGATGCGGGTCGCCGTCGGCATTTTCACGGCTTCCTTCAGCACATGCCTCGTCCTTACGGCGATCTTCGGGTCGCCATTCCAGCTTTTCCTGCCGCACGAGCCTCAAGCTTCTCTAAGCGCTGTCTTGAAGAGACTTTAGGAAGGTAGCAGCGACCATGGCTCCATCTCAGTTGACCAGCTGGCCCCACTCGTTCCCCTCGCCCGCCGTAAGCGCATCGCGCTCGGCAGCTTCCTTCTTGCCCAGAGGCTCTTCCACGCGCTTCGGTGCGTACTCCGACCAGCCGGCGCGCACCTTCAACCAGAAGATCGCCGCCGACAAGCCTTCCCGTGTCGGCTTGCACGCCATGGTGAACAGGTTCTGTGCCACCTTGGCCGTAGCCTTGATGCCTCCCAGTTCGATCTGGTCGGCGTAGTGGAACCGGAGCGTCTTCGGGTCGATGCCGACCAGGCGGGCGATCTCGTCCTGGGGGATGCCGAAGCCCGCGAGCGATTCCACGAGGTTGCGGGTTTCGTCGGTCGGCGCGTGCGCGGGCCGGCCGACGCGGGGACTCGTCACTTGCTGATCCTTGTCTATAGAATTTTTGATGAGCCAAATCAGCTGCTGTCGCAGCACTGAAAATGTAGCACCGGCGCTCGCCTCTCGTCTGAAAGCAACGCTCGACGCTGGAAATCTTCATTGTGGCACTATTTGTCCTCGCGTCTCCGGAAGCAATCCCTCAGGCTGACGCCACGGAGGCGGAAACCATCACCCTGCAATCTGCCGCCTACGAAAGTAGTGATTCGTCGGCGGAGGACGCTTGATGCCATTTCATCCCGTAGATGTTCACGTCGGCGCGCGACTGCGTCAACGCAGAGCGTTGCTTGGCATGAGTCAGGCCGATCTCGGCAATGCCGTAGATCTTACTTTCCAGCAAGTCCAAAAATATGAACGTGGCTCCAACCGAATCAGCGCGAGCCGGTTGGTCGAGTTCGCCAAGGTGCTGGACGTGACTGCCTCTTTCTTTTTCGATGAACTGCCGGCCAAAGCTGTTGCGGGACACCTTGAGGGTAGAGGCAAGAGCGCTCGCAAGGAGGCGACACCTTTCGAACATGAGCGCGATCCGCTAATCAAACGCGAGACCCTCGAACTGGTGCGCGCCTACTACAAAATCCGCGAGCCCAAGGTGCGGAAGCGAATTTTTGAGACGGTCAAAGCACTTGGCGCTGCGAGTGCCGAGGCGGCAATTGCCAAGTCGAACAAGAAACGGAAGTCGGGTTCAACTCGTCGCAGGACTACCTAGTCGACAACTGCAAGGTCTACGGCCACGGAAACTGGAGCGGAAGATCGGCACCTGACCCAACAACCCATTTCACCAAACCGGCAGCAAGGGCCGGTTGTGAAGAGAATATTTGTCGACAGTAGTTTCACACTTAGAGAAATCGACAATGCGAATCCTGACGAAAATAGCCGCTTTGGCGAGCCTATCGTTGACCGCGCCGGCGAGTGCGCAGTGGGCATTCGTGGATGGCAATGAGCTTCACAAGTGGTGCATGACTCCGGAATGGGAAGGACTCTGCATATCCTACATCAAAGGCGCATGGGACATGATTGACTCAATACAGAGTTCAAAAATGCCTCAAAAATTTGTCTGTGTACCGAATGAGGTAACAGCCGGCCAGATGCGGGACGTTGTTATAAAGTGGGTGAGCAGTCGTCCAGACCTTCGTCACCAGGCGGCTTCGAGCCTCGTGCAAAGCAGCCTCGCGGACACATGGCGATGCAAGCAAGGGCGTTGGCGCTTACAAAGCACTGAGTCTAGACCGGCGTTCTCCAAGTAGCGAACTGGCCCGTAATATTTTTGGCGCCTGCCTTCCCTATGCAGCCCGACCATTAGTCCGGGGCGCCACGAAGAACGTGGAACGCAAGCGTCAAACCGCTTAGGGCGCAGAAATCAATCATCCGTCAAGACGTGACAGGCACGCTGTCCGGTTGTCCCCTGCCAGCGCTCCACGATCACATCAACGTACCGCGGATCTAGCTCCATAAGCCGCGCCCGCCGGCCCGTCCGCTCCGCTGCGATCATCGTCGTGCCGGAGCCACCGAAGGGATCCAGTACGATGTCCCGGCTCTTCGAAGAGTTCCTGATGGCACGTTCGACCAGCGCCACCGGCTTCATGGTGGGATGCAGGTCGTTCTTCACCGGCTTGTCGAAGAACCAGACGTCTCCCTGATCCCGCGCACCGCACCAATAGTGCTCGGCGCCATCCTTCCAGCCATAGAGGATCGGCTCATACTGACGCTGATAGTCGGCGCGCCCGAGCGTAAACGTGTTCTTGGCCCAGATCACGAAGGTCGACCACTTGCCACCGGCCTCGCGGAAGGCCTTCTGCAGTGTGTCGAGTTCCGACGACGACATGCAGATGTAGATCGCGCCCTTGGTGACGGCCAGCATGTTGGCGCTGGCGGCGTGGAGAAGAGCCTCGAAACCCTCGCCCAGCGCATCGTTCAGGATCGGACGGTTCTTGCCCCGAAGCTTGTCCTTGGCTGAGTTGGCGTAGTTCACGTTGTACGGCGGGTCCGTAAACGCCATGTCGGCCAGCTCGCCATCGAGCAGCCGATCGACATCGGCCCGTAATGTCGCGTCGCCGCACAGCACACGGTGTTCGCCGCAGATCCAGAGGTCGCCGGGCCTGCTGATCGGTTCGACAGGCAGCTCGGGCGCAATATCCGGATCTGGACCGTCGTCGTCGCCGGTCAACAAGCCATCCAACTCGAGTTCGCCGAAGCCAGTCAGGCCTAGGTCGACGCCCAGACCCTTGAGCTCTCCGAGCTCGAGCCGCAGCAGTTGCTCATCCCAGCCGGCGTTCAGCGCCAGCTTGTTGTCGGCGATGACATAGGCCCGCCGCTTCGCGTCCGACCAACCGGCCGCAACCATGACCGGGATCTCGGTGAGGCCCAGCCGCTGGGCTGCCATGACCCGGCCGTGGCCAGCGATGATGGTGCCCACCTCGTCAATCAACACCGGCACCGTCCAGCCCCATTCCCGGATCGACGCCGCGATCTGGGCGACCTGCTCGTCGGAGTGGGTCCTGGCGTTCCGCGCAAACGGCACCAGTGCAGCCACAGGCCGGCGTTCGACGGCGTCGGCCGGCCACCTGGCCTCAGTCGCGGCGACCGCGCCGGATTCTGCGTCGGCACGGCGGCTTGTCGCCCTCTTGGCGGTCATTGTCCCCTTTCAGGTCGAGGCCCCGGACGGGCGAATTCCTGGCGGTATTGGCGGACGGGAAAAACTCTCTGCGTGAGCCCCACGCCGGCAGCCGGCCCCACAGGCCCCAAGGATCAGAGGCCCCCCGGCCTCCGCGCCGTTCGCTTCGCGCGCTCTGCAGCAGTCTTTGCTCCATGATGCGACATGCACATCAACATTGTGTTGCTCCGCTCCAGCGGCGCGCCGCCATCCTTCAACTCGACGATGTGGTCGACGATGGCGCCGCGTTGCATGCAGCCTTCCACCTGGCATCGTCCTCGTGCCTCACGGCGCACACGATCACGAAGCGCGATCCACGCGGTCGACGAGTAGAACGGGTCCGCGACCTTCGGCGGTAACGCCACCGTCTGCAGGCTGAGCGTCGCCACGCGCGGTCGCAGCGCCTGTAATCCCATGATCGTGATGCTCCGCAGAAAGCCATTCGATGATCGGCATGTTCGCTTGGCTCGTGCCTCGAACGAAGGGCTTATGTGGTCACCAACGACGGAGACCGACATGCGCCGCACAGCCCTCGACGCCTACATCGCCAAGAAGATCGAGATCGACACGATGATCGCGCGCCTCACGGCACTGAGCGACGACCACTTCAACGTGGCTCCGGACGATGTCGACTGGGGTCACGTCGGCACCCTCGCCCACTACGCCGAGCTACTGAAGCGCATCACCGACAGCGCCTTCAGGGAAGGCGAGTACGTCGAGTAGCGGTTGACCACGCTCCCCAGCCCCGACCGGCTCAGGCTGGCGGGGCTCCGGTCAGTAGGAGCCGCGACGGTCGCGGCTAACAGAGGAGCAGCCACCATGTCGAAGACCACCCGCAAGCAGCCAACGACCAAGAACGTCCCCAAGCACGTCACCCGGACCAAGGCCGCCGCCACGAAGACCGCCACGCCTCGCCCCGAGAGCAAGCAGTCGCAGCTGATCGCCATGCTGAAGCGGCCCGAGGGGGCCACCATTGCCGAGGTCGTCGAAGCGCTGACGTGGCAATCGCACACAGTCCGGGGCGCGATTGCCGGGGCCCTGAAGAAGAAGCTCGGACTCCGTATCGAGTCCGAGAAGGTCGATCTGCGCGGCCGCGTCTATCGCGTCATCGAGTAGCACCCGATGTACCGAATCATCCTGCGATCCGTCGGCAACCCGGACTTCGGCCAAGACCCGTATCAGCCGATGTCCCCGACTGAGGGGATCATGGTCGATACGCTGCAACAGGCTGCCGAAGCCGCGCGCGGCTACATCGAGCGCCACAACCTCGGCGGCAGGAATTTCCCATCACCGTGCGTGTTCAACGGCAATCAGGTGGTCGCCCGGATTTCCTACGACGGCCGCATCTGGCTGTCGCCGGAGGGCGGCTGGGACGACAACGATCCTAATGACTGGAGACGGTGGCGGGAGGCGCCAGGATAGTCCTGCCGCCGACGAGGCAACGCGATCAATCAGCCGGCGGCCGCGTCACGACGTGGTCGCCGGTTTGTCGTTCGTGTTGTGCGCCGTGCCCGCCACGCGCGCCTGTCGCGAGCATGGCAGAAAACCTAGCCTGGAACGTTGAAGTTGTCTGAGCGAAAAGTGTCTGCACATGAAGTTTTCTGGGGCGGCACCGGCCGATGTGCTTCACGCGGTCCTTATGGCACCGTTCGCAGCACCTCTAGGGCCTTCGTCTCAAAATTCGCCAAGGTGACGTTGTTGCAGTAGTCGCAGCAATACGGGATTCGCTTTACCTTGGTCTGCGAGGAAAACAACCAAGCGACAATCCTCATCACCAGCGAGGACCGCGCCTTGGCCTTGCCACCTTCAAAGTAGCCCAGCAGTGCCTTGCGAAAGCATCGCCCCCTTTCCCGCGCCATCGCCTGCATGGTGTCAATGCTGGCGAACTTGGCAGCCAACCGGCGGGCGGCGTCCTCCGAAGCAAGCTTCGCTGACTCGATAGTCTTGCGCGCCATGTACTTGGGAAGGCCAGCGTCTTCATTGCCAACAAGAAGAACGGCCAGGCTTGCTTGCCCATCGCGCCCCGCTCGCCCGAATTCCTGCAAGTAGTCTTCTACAGATGCCGGTTGCTGGTAGTGTACGACGAGACGTACGTTCGGTACATCTAGGCCCATGCCGAAAGCATTCGTACAAATAATCTGCAAGACCTCGGGTTGTTGTTCGCCAGTAAACTGCTTCAACAAGCCCTCGCGCTTGTACGGCGGCTGAATTTGCCCGTGGTAAAAGGGTAGCTCGTGTCCGAGTTCCTTTAGCTTCACTCGCAGCTCTTCTCCCTGACGTATCGAGGGTACGAAGATCATGGTCTTGCCGGGCAGTTTTAGATCAAGAAGCTCGGAGACGACGAAGGCGCGCTCTTGTTCGTTCACGGGTAGGCGCATGAGTCCGATGTTTGGGCGATCCACTCCCTGAACTATAACTTCGGCATCCGGTATGCCGAGGGAATTTATTATCCTTTGCTGGGCTTCGACGCCTGCCGTTGCAGTGAACGCCAGCACCGGTGGGCTCCCAAGGGCCTCTCTGACCTCCGCCAGACGTCCATAGTCAGGGCGAAAATCGTCGCCCCACCGGTCAATGCAATGCGCCTCGTCCACCACTAGAAAATTGGGCCGCATACCCTTTAGCCGCGCGACCTCTTTTTGATCGCGAACGGAGAACCGCTCCGGCGCACAGTACAGAAACTTGAAGGCATTCCTCTCCAGCAGGTCATAACGCGCTGCCTTCTCACTTTTGTCCAGGTCGCCATTGATGAATGTTCCGGGAAGCTTCTTGCGCTGCAGTTCAGAGACTTGGTCATTCATCAATGCTTTGAGTGGCGAAACCACGTAGGCAGTGCCGGGCCGCAAGATCGTTGGAAGTTGAAAGCACAATGACTTTCCTGAGCCCGTTGGACTGACGAGGAGCACAGAGCGGCCGGCAAGTGCCGCTAGAACCACGGGTAACTGGCCGTCGCGGAACCGTTCTAAACCAAAGAGCCGCAGCGCTGGTGTTAGATTGCCTGCGGCTTCCGAAAGTTCACCCTCCCGATCTAACCATCTAGCGAGTCTCAACGCCCATTTCTCGATAAAACGCCTTGAAAGCTTGACCTGAAGGTTCGGGTGGAACGCCGCGTGGCACCCATCGCACAAGGTTACGAGGTTGCTCGGGTCGTCAGAACCTCCAGCCGATCTAGGTATGAGGTGATGGACGTCGGCTTCGCCACGCCGACAAACGACACCGCATTGGCGGCACCGGTACCCGTCCCGCTTAAGTACGATTTCTTGGTAGCTCACGTTGATCGTTGTTTCTTTCGAACTCGGATTGTAGAGGGGCTTATGAAGCTGGGCAATGACACGGCCGGCGTGGCCCATTCATGTCGCTTATTGGCCCTTCTCGGAATTCTGGCCTGCTACGCGAGATGACCGCTTACGGCTCCACAGCGGAAACGCGCGATCGCTGCGCGCCGCCCCAGGTGCCCTAGTCCGCCTCGGCCGTTCAGCCGCCACGCGATGACACAGAGCGCGTAGAGCCAGTGCTCGTGCGCGGCGGCGCGGGCCAATCCCACCCGCCAGCAGACATCTTTCCAGCGCATGCCGCGGGCCCGCAGCCAGACGATCTTAGAGTCCAAAGGCTCGAGCCAAGTAAACCATTGCAACGCCTGCTCCATGCGGTCGATCGCGGCCGCCGACGGTGGCGGCAACCGCATCGGCTCCGGTGTCTGCCCGACCAGGTCCGAGAACTCGACGAACATCTGCGGCCAGGTGCTGAAGTAACCCTGCCCCCGTTGCGCGGGAAGCCGCCGCAGAACTGCAGCGGCCTCGATCAACCGCTCCTCGACCATCTCTGGCGTCCAGTCAGCCATGTCGCGTCTCCGGTCGCTTCGGCCTGTTGCCGTAGAGCTTCTCGCCGAGCTGGCGGATCAACTCGCGCTCGGGCCAGGTTAGACGTTCGTCGTCGGCATCGACGACCAGCACGCGCTGCGCCTGCCAACCCTGCCGCTTGATGTCCTCAGGCGGCTGGCGCTCGCCGCCGAAGCCTCGTGGTGCCCACCTCATCGCGTCACCTCGTTCAGCAGCGCCGCATAGCCGATCACGTCGACCATGCTGTCCTGGTGGCCGGGATCCCTCTGCAGCCGGGCCAGCTTGAGGTCCAGCATGCACAGCACGACCTGGGCCGGGGTGACCGGATGACCGAGCGTGACAGACCAGCGG